TTACTTGCAATACCGACTCCTCTTGTTAATGAGATAGGAAATCTTGGTCACGTCAATTTTATCAATGGTCTTGGGATTATTTTTGTTGATGGTCTTACTCCAGTTGAATTTCTATTAAACGACTTAGGGGGAGGCGATTCTCAAGTTTGCTCATTATTTACTGGTGGTCTTCCAAGCTCTTCTACAACACCATCTGCTTTAGTTGAAATACAAAGTGCAACAGGAGCTTTGCTACTTTCTAGATTAAATCAAGCGCAAATTAATGTATTCCCATTTCCAACAGCCGGAATGATTTTATTTAACACAGATACCAACAGACTATCTTTTTACAATGGTACTTCTTGGTTAGATCCTGCTAGTGGCGATTCAATAACATTAACTGGGGCAATCACTGGAACGGGATCAGGTACTATAGATACTAGTTTAGCTACTACGGTAGAATGTCAGGATAGGGTGCAAATTTTTGAATCTCCTGCCCCTGATGATTTTTTTATAGTAGGTGTTCAAAACCAAGCCTTGCTCACAACAATTTTTCAGATTGGAGCGGGAACAGCTCCTCCAATCTGGTTAGGTTTTAATCCTGCTGCTGACGGATTGGTTTACCTTGAATGTCGTTCAAACCCATTTTGGATTGCCCAAAATGGAAGCTCTGTATTTTGTGTCGATTTTGGTGGCTTCGTAGGCATAGGCACATCTACCCCTAATGCTCCATTACAGTTCGCTTCTACTTTGGCGAATAGAAAAATAGTATTTTATGAAACAGTGTATAACGATCATCAATTTTTTGGATTTGGAATTAATAATTTTGTTCTTCGTTATCAAGTCGCAGCTACTACTGATAATCATATTTTTTACGCCGCTACATCTGAGACAACATCTAGTGAATTAGCTCGGATCACTGGAACTGGTGATTTAGTGGTCGCCAACAATATTTATGGTCGTAATCCCAGTGGAGCAATCCGAGCTTCGGGTTCTGCTAATACGACTACTGTTGTTAATACTGCGATCAAGATAGTAGCAACTACAAGCCCAGTGTCACTAAACCTATTTTCGACCCCTGTCAATAATAGACTTACATATATTGGAACTAGGCCTATTACAGTGCAAACTAATTTAAATCTTACTTTTCAACCTCCTAATACTTTAAGTACAGATTATACAGTTTCAATATTTAAAAATGGTGTACTAGTTCCTGGTTCTGAGGTGGGTATTAGAACTGATACTCCTAATTATTATGCAATATCCACTAATATTTTTACTACAATGAATACCAATGATTATATTGAAGCTTTTATTAGGTCTACTAGGGCAGGGGTAATGATCACCTTTTTTCTAATTTTATCAGTAACTACAACTTAACAACGGAGAAACAAAATGGATAAAGAACAATTACTTATATATTTAAATGGACAACTTGCTAATTATGATAATTTGATTGGTTCTAAAGAAGATCTAAAAACGAATTTAAATCTAGCTATAGTGGAATTACAAAACAGTATAATTGGTCTTGAGAACCAAAAAACTCAAGCAGATGTAGATATAGCGACTTACAACGCTAATAAAGTATTAGTAGATCAGATAATTGTTATTGTTGAAAAGAGCTAAATACAAAAAAATCAATATTTAAAAATTTATTGTATAATAGATTTTTGAGCTTATTCAAAAATAACATTAATGCAAATAATAAAATGGAGATGACTATGAGTTTTGAGGATATGATTGCAGAACATAAAAGAAAAAGTGCGGTAATTAATAGTTTAGTTATTGATTGGCAATACTTAGTAGAGCTTGCTCCTCAGGTATTTAATAAGAACGCCGCTGCTTCTCCTGATTTTAAAAATGCGTGTAATGCTTTGTACACTCTTTGTGATAGAGCGGCTAAAGAAATGGAAGAATTAAAAGCAATACTTCCTGTGGTTAGGGAAGATAACTAAAATTAAATTAGTAATTTGATATGGGGATTTTTGTAGATTATCCTAGCAACCCTTTTGCGAATATAATTAATGCACCTACAACTATTTTAGTTGCCAACACAAATCCTCTACAGGTTAATGGATTAATTGTATGTAATAGAGTGGGGCAACCAATCAGGTTTAATTTAAAAAAGATTAGAACTCAAACTTCTCCAGTTGAAATATTTTATATTAATGAATTTGAGATTAAGCCCTATGAGACTGTTGATGTTATAGCTAAGATAGGATTACAAATATTTCTTGAATATTCTGCTACTCCTGATCCTAGTGTGAGTGATAGTCTAGTGTGTTTTACTAATGGGTATACTCAAATATGCGATTGCGAAATCAGTTATACGAGGTTAAACGATTTGCCGTTACCTCCTCCTATACCTTGATTAGACTAGTACTTAATACAGTTTCTGCGAAACTTAAAATCGTATTTCCGGTTTAAACGTTCTTAGCCATAAAAAGAATCTTAATATATTTAATTTTAAGAGGACTATTATGCCAAGATCAGCAATTACACGTATCAATGGCGGCCTTCAAGTCGCCGCAAATGCTACAAACAAAAACAATGGTTTCTACGCACCGCAATTAACTACAGTTCAAAGAGATGCTATTCCGGCAGCTACCCTTGGTAATGGGGCTATCATATATAACACCACTACTAATACTTTTCAAAACTACACAAACGGTGTCTGGAATAACGTAAATTCCAGTTTGGCTACAGCGGGGGTAGGTCTCGTAGCTGGAAGCTCTCCAGTGATACTACCCTCAGGAACACGTGCCGCAGTTGAAGTGGCAGCAAATCAAATAGCAGGATTTACTTATTATGACACTACAAACAACGTGACTAGAACTAGAAGCAATGCTAATTGGCAGACTATCACCGTTGTTTAACTTTTAGCTTAAATTAATTAAAAAAAGAGGCCAAAATGACAAAACAACCACTTAATGTACTGGAAAATTTAGCGATCATTCCTGATCCATCTATTGTAGACAAAGGATTTTATCTGCCTAATTTAACCCAAGAGGAGATGCTAGATTTCGCCCCTTCTTCAGAGGGTGTAGTAATTTTTAATAAAGATACTCAAACCTTTATGACTTTTAAAGCTAATCAATGGATTGCTCTTACAGATTCTAATGTTGGTTCAGTTATTATTCCTAGTAGTGATTCTATTCCAGTTAATCCAGTAGAAGGACAAATATATTTGGATACTACCTTCGAACAATTAAGAGTTTTCTTTATGGGTCAGTGGGGAGCTATCCCGAGAGTAATCGTTTAATTGAATTTTGTAGAGACGGCGTATGAATCCAGCAGTTTTAAATTATTTGCAAAGTCAGCAACAACCAAATCAGAATATGGAGCAAGCACCACAACTGCAAGCTCCATATAATCCTTTTGATTCTGGTATTAGTAAAGCCATCTCAAGCGCAAGAGAATCGCTTGGGATGACTGATAAGCAGCAAGAAAAAGCTCTTAGAAGGTCAATGCTTACTTTTGGCGATAATATAGCTCAGCAACCTAAACAAAAAGGCTTCTGGAATAATTTTGGTTCAGTCGGAAGAGCTTTGTCACCAGCAATAATGGCTCATGATGATGCAGAAGATACGGCATTAACTCAAAATAATGCTCTTGCTAATCAGATGTTGGCTTATCAGGCCGCAGAACAAAATAGACAGTCTCAAGAAGAAGAAAAGGCGTGGAGAAGACAACATGCAGAAGCTCAACTAGGGGAACAAAGACGTGCTCATGATATGACAAATTCTAGAGTTAATGCCAGGACTTCCAGCGGGGGGAGTCAAGATGGATTAATAGATTATAAGGGTCAATCTTTCCGTCCATTAGATAAAATAGAACAAAGACAAGCTAATAAATTTAAAACAAAGGCAGGTAATACTTACTTAGCTGTCAAAGAAATTAATAAAAGCTGGGATGAGTTAGAAAAACTTACAAAAGATAATACCTTCCAACCAATTGGAGGCTATTCAGGAATAACTAATCCAGTAAAGGATTTTTTTGGTCAATTTAGTAATAAAAAGACTCTTCAAAAAGAAACTGCGGCTAGAAAAGATTTAGCTGCAAAGATGGGTAATCTAACTGCTGTTTTAGAAGCTGTTAAAGCTGGTGGCGGTAAATTAGGTCAGGGAATGTACGATCGTTTAAAGCCGAATTTTCCTGATATAAAACATGATGATTATGAAACCATAAAAGAGAAAATGGGATCTATCAATAAAGAGATGGATACCTACTACAAAGCGGCAAAACTAAGTGCTGATTTAGGAATCAGTATAGATCCTAATGATGTAGACGAGATAGAAAATTCGCCTCTTCAAGGTCAAGATATGGATGTAAATTCAGGAGAGAATAGCCAAAATTTTATACTTATGCAGGATCGAAACGGCCAACAAATTAAAATTCCTGCTAATGATAAGCGGGCTATTGAGGACGCAATCAATGATGGTTTTAATGAGGTTTAAAAATGAGTAAATCTTACGAAAAATATAGAGTGAAAGTTTCTCAGGATTTACCAACAAAATCTTATGATAAATATAGAATTATGCCTACTAAAGTTAAAGAAGGCGATTCGTGGCCAGCTCTTCTAGGTAAATCAGCGTTAAAAGGATTAGGCTCTATTGCTGATATCCCTAATCTAGCGGCTCAAGGATTAGAAGGATTAGCTCGAGGACAGGCCGAATCAGAAAGAAGAAAAATGGAGCTAATGGGATATCCAGGTTCCGACATAGAAACTCCTCAGATTAATATTTTAAGCTCTCGTATTCCAACGAGTAGTGGTGCAAGACAATACCTAAAAGAAAGAACAGGTTTTGATTTAGAACCTAAACCTACAACTGGTGGACAAAGAGTGGCGTCGCATGCCGCTGAGTTTGCCGGTTCATTAGGTCCATGGGGTTGGGTTGGTAAAGGAGCGGGTGCATTGAATGCGGCAAAATTAGCCCGCACAGGAGCCGCTATCGGCGCAACTAGTGGAGCGTTGCAAGAAGGCGGAGTTGATCCATTAGTTGCTGATCTTGGATCGGCATTTGCATTACCAATAGGAGCAAGAGGAATTTCAAATTCTATAAAAGGAACTGGCAATTTATTAAACAGATTTACCAAAAGTGGTCAAGAAAAAGCTATAAAGAGTGCGGCAAGTGATATTCTAAAAGAAAAAGTAGGTGAAAAAAATATCCCAAGAGTACTTGAGAATTTAAATGCTCCCACTCCTTTTAATACTAAGCTTAATACTGCCGAACTAGCTCAAAACACAGGTATTTCAGGGCTTCATAGAGCTTTAGCCCCTAACATTCCGGCTATTGCAGAAAAGGAAGCTATTACCGATAGCATTATCAACAGACAATTAAATCAATTATCACCTCAAATAGGTTTAGAACCGACCCAGCAAGGAGAAGCTATTAGAAATTATCTGTTTGGAGAATTAAAAAATAGAAAACAAGCCAGAGCAAATGTTACAGATCCTCTTTATGAAGAGGTAAATAAAATAAGGCAAGGTGTTGATCTTCCAAATACACAAGCTTTTCTAAAAAGAGAAAGTGAATTTGCAAAAGGAGATATAAAAAATAATCTTAATTATGTTGAAGATCTCATTAGAAGTAATGCGGTATCTAAAGGTGAGGCGCGAGGTTTTGATAAATTATACGGTAATTTAGGACAAGGGGCGCGATCACAGCTTCAAAAAGAGGTTTTAGGTCAACCTGTACCCGCTGAACTAACAAACGCTTTAAAAGACATCTCCGGGAGAATTGGCGCGGCTAAAAAATCCGGTAATAATGAAGTGGTACGAGCTTTGTCAGAAGCCAAATCTAATATTCTTGCAGACATGGCTCAAATACCCGAGGAAGCAATAGCGCGGTCTGCTTATGCTAAGTTATCTAAACCTGTCTCTGCTATTGAAAAAGAACCGTTGCTAGGAAAGATTGTCAAACAAGATACTTTCGGCCAGGAATTTTTAACTTCCCCAGAACAAATCCCCGACATGATATTGCGTGGTAGTTTAAATAACACAAAGGCTTTAATGGCCGAAGTAGGAAAAGATAAGAAGACTATTGATATGATAAGAGGCTCTGTAGTTGACAAGTTATTAAATACTTCTGAACTTGCTTCAGCTAATGCACTAGGACAACAAAATCTTTCATATAACAAAGTAAATAATTTTTTAAAGAAGAATAAAGGAAAGCTTCAATATATTTTTGATGAAAACCAGGTTAAGGTTTTAGATGATGTAAAAAACGTTTTAAAAAGGCGTAATATGGTTGCAACGGTGGGGAGAGCCGTTGGCTCTAACACCCAGTCGCAAACTACTCTTTTAGAAAATCTTACTAACCCTGTAAAACAATCTATCGGGAAGAAAATTATAAATAAAATACCGGGTGGGAAATATTTAACGCCGGTATATGAGTTATCTAAAAATTATGAAAAGCAACAAATAACACGCCTATTAGAACAAGCGTTGCTAGAGCCTGATATAGCTAAGTTGCTCTTAACACCTGTAAGTTCAATTAAAAATGAGGCAAGTTTAAAGTCAATTCTAACAAAGATTGGCATTCCTACAACAGCTTACTCTTTAAATAGCCAAAGACAAAGAGAGGAAAAATAACATGAATTATAATTCTCTACGTCTTCAAATACAAAATTACTCAAATAGGACCGATCAATTTTTTATCGACCAGATTCCTGATTTTATTAATCAAGGAGTGAATCGAATTTACTCAGAAGCAAAAAGTATAGGCTTTGAAAAAGTTGTACTTGGGAACTTGGTATTAAACACTCCATTACTAGCAAAGCCGGCAGATTGGAAAGAAACAGTTAGTTTTAGTATAATTGATGATAGATCACTTCCATCTTCCACCTCTTTTTTACTGCTAAGAAGTTTAGAGTTTTGTAGGAGCTATTGGCCATCACCAGAGCTATCAAGAACTCCCGAATTTTATGCCAATAATTTGGAGTATAGTCATTTTTTCTTTGCACCTACCCCTGATTACACATATCCATTCGTATTGATTTATCTTGCGCTACCTTTATTTAATCAGGCGAATCCTGAAAACTTTTTAACTTTAAGATATCCGAGTTTACTTTTATACGCTTGCCTGCTTGAAACAATCCCATTTTTAAAAGATGACGAACGTGTACAGGTGTTTGAAGCTTTATATAGTCGTGCTTTGCAGAGCGTAAACAAAGATGCTCAAAAACTCTACACTGATCGTATTTCAAAGAGGGATAAAGACTAATGACAGCTAATCTTTACCCATTAATATATAGCCCTGGTATTCAAAGAGACGGTACACAGTTTCAGTCTGAGTGTTGCCTGGATGGACAATGGATTAGATTTCAACGGGGAAAAGTTAAAAAGATAGGAGGAATGAAAGGAGCTACTACCATATATGGTGCTGAGAGAGTTACTAGTTTAACAATTTTTCCTTGGGAACGAGGGGGAATTTTAATTTTTCTTTGTAGTGAACAAGGGCTTGCTGCTCAAATTAATTCCCCTGATTGGGTATTAGCAGCTAATAATAATTTATTAAATGCTGCATTCCCTGCAACAGTTTTGTGGGAGACGGAAACTGTTATTGACAAAGGATCTCGTGAAGCTTTCGTAGTATTTATGAAAACTAATAATGCGCTTGATATAACCCAAAATTCTGCATCTGAATTTTTTAGAAAAGAAATTAATCAAGCCCTTAATGGCCCTGTTGACCAGAATGTTCTTCAGGGGGTAAATCCTCTAATTAACGGCGGTTTATGTTTTGCTGCACCTTATCTTTTTTTATATGGCTCTAACGGTCTGGTTCAATATAGCCAATCAGCTAATCCTTTTGTTTTTGCAGGAGCGGATAGCGGGGCTTTGACAATATCAAATGACAAAGTGATTTATGGTCGTCCAATTCGGGGCGGTTCTAATAGCCCTTCTCTTCTTTTTTGGACATTATCCTCTGTAGTACGAGTGACAAACGTAGGGGGTGACGCCGTACTTTTTAAAAGTGATACGATATCTACCAGCTCGTCTATTTTGTCTAGTAAATGCGTAGTTGAGTATGATGGGTTATTTTTCTGGCCTGGGACTGATAGATTTTTTGTTTATAACGGCATTGTTCAAGAAATGGATAACCGAATGAATCTAAATTATTTTTACGATAATATAGACATGGAAAGACGCCAGCAAGTTTTTGGCGTAAAGAATACAAAATATGGTGAAATATGGTGGTTTTATCCAGTAAGAGGAGTTGCCGGAGCTAATTCAAGAGCTATTGTTTATAACAAAAGAGAGAATTTTTGGTACGACACGGCTATTTCTAGAACTGCCGGGGTTTTTTCTCCTGACTTTGGCTTTATGAGTACTTATGGAGTCGCCCTTGTTAATCCTTTGAATACAAATATTTGGAGACATGAATTCGGAGTAGTGCAAGATGAGGCAGATGGAGGGGGGCACAATATAGAACCTATTCCTTCATCTTTTACTACTCCTATATTTTCATGGGTAGCATTTCCACCTAAACCAAACAGAGGTTCAATGCCCTCTCAATTCATTAATAGATGGGTAGATTTGCAAAGAATAGAACCTGATTTTGTAACTACAGCTGGAATACCGGATAGATTTGAGGTTCTAGTTAATACGCAAGAATATGCTCAAAGTCCAGTAGTTACTAGTGCACCGGTACAATTTTCAAGGGCTACAGGCAAACTTGATATGAGAGTGCAAGGGCGCAATATGAGCCTTACATTTAGATCGATAGATAATTTTGAAGTTGGGCACATAATACTATTACTCGGTATGGGGGATGCAAGATAATGTTAGTTATTTGGCCAGAGTATATAACTTTAAACAATTGGGCAGCTGCATTAGTAGCTGATCGCCCTAATGCATTTCTACCCCTTCTACAAGATGAAAATAAATGGCAAGAATGGGGAGCTGCTGTAGTTGGAACTGGTGTTTTTGCACGTAGTGGTGTTCCCTCACCATTTTCTATTTCTCAAGGAGCTAAAAAAGAAGACTTTAAGGAATGGCAAGAATGGGCGAAGGTCGTCTATTTAATTGTTAATAATGAATCTAATACAGAAGAGGGTCAAAATGTTTGATACAAGATTTAATAATGGTTATCAAAATACAGTTATGCCATTAAATACAAATACAGATCCGTACGCAGATCCATATTTTAATCAAATGCCACAGAATCCTTATAATCAAGGGAATGTATTATCTAATATGATGAGTAATAATGCTCCTTATCCCGCTCTGCCATCTCAATCAGTTTCTGCTGTTAATACTAATAGACAAAATCCCAATACAGTAAGTTATGCTGATGGCGGAGCTGTGAAAAAGAAAAAAAATAAAGCAGAAAATAGCCCTTATCCAATGTTAGCTGAGATGATTAGAAAACAAGGAAAGGGTGAAGACACTATATTAGCTCATATAAACCCGCTAGAAGCTATGATATTAAAAGATATGGGCGGTAGTGGGACGATTAATCCAAAGACTGGATTGCCGCAATTTGGGCTTTTTTCTAATCCAAAGAAATGGTTTAAAAGCGTAGTTGGGCCAGCAGCGGGCGTTGTATTAGGTAATATGATTTTGCCAGGAGTTGGCGGAATGATAGGTGGAGCATTAGGAGGGGCAGCAGGATCAAAAATACGAGGTAGGAAGGATGCAGGACAATCAGCTCTTCGGGGTTTTGGAATGGGAGCTGCATTACCTACTGTTGCTGGTTTAATTGGCACTGGAGCTAACGCAATGGGAGCTACAAATGTTGGACATGCACTTACTAAGTATGGCAATGTTAATGCTATATTACCCTCTTTAGGTTTGGGCAACATGTCTGGAGGTGAAAGATTACTTGCTCCTGGAGAGAATAATATGAGTAGTTATATGGGCGCGAGTAGCTCTCCCCAAAGTGCTCTCGCTTCTAGCATTACTAATCCTCAAGGAGAAATGGGGTTTACTGATAAATTACTAGGAAACAGTAAAGACTTTCTGACTAAACCTGAAAATCTTTTGACTTTAGCATCGGTTGGTGGCCAATTGATGAACCGACCAAAGGAAAAGAAAGAAAAAACACCAGAACAACTAGCGGATGAACAAAAACGTTTAGAAAGGGCGCTTAGATTAAGCCCTGCTGATAGAGCTGGTATGGAAGCTAATTTGCTGGCAGAAGAACAGATGAGAAGAAGGATCGCTCGTCAAAAGTTCTTGCCAGAAGAGCGGCTAGGTAATATCGAACCTATGTATCGAAAAAGTAATACTCCAGAAGAATATAAAAAGCATGGTAAATGGCTAAGTTATTATAATAATCCTGAATTTAGCGGCGAACCTATACCTTATAAAAAAGGCGGTTCAATACTTCCTAATATGATGTATGAAGCCGAAGAAATGGAATATCCCTCAGGACTAGGGCGTTATATAGCAGGGGACACTAACGGACAAGATGATAAAATACAAGCTCTGCTTTCTGACGGTGAGTATGTTATCCCTGCTGATGTCGTAGCTCATTTAGGAGACGGCAATAATACTGCCGGTGCAAAAAAATTAGATATGGGTTTAAAAAAAATACGTAAGCATAAAGGTAGTATAATCAATAAGTTACCGCCAAAGGCTAAATCGTTAGCAAGTTATTTAAAATAAGAGGTTAGTATGGGTAGTGAATATGGAAGGGGATATGGTTCTGATTTGGCACCTCAAGAACTTCTTGATGAAGCGGCAAAAATTTTAGCTAAAGATCAAGCGAGACTTTCAGGATTAAGTTATCCAGTATATAGGGGGCAAACAGTAGCTCCAATGTCTAGCCTTACCCAAAGAGCAAGAACTTTAAAGGAAGGCTTTGCTAGAAAACCAGCTCCATACTCACGAAAATTAGAGACTGTCTTAAATCGTTCTAATGCAGGGATTGATCCAACTCGTCAACTGGGGATGTTAGGACAACGGCAACTAGATTTTAGTGACAATACTATGCTAGGTGCTTTGCGTAAACAATTTAGAGAGTCATACGACCCAAGAATTGATAGGTTTAGAGGTAAGGGTCAAAGAGATGTTCAAATGGGGCTACGTGAAGCTTCAGGAGAGCTTGGAGATATAGGTCGAGCAAGTGGGGTTTTAGAACAGTCGAGTAATGAACAGCTTGTAAAAGCTCTTCAAGCATTACAAGCTCAAAAAGAAGCTCGTAGAGAGGGTTTAACCGGAACGCTTGAACAATTTGGTGCTCAGAAGCATGGGTATACTAATTTAGCTAACCAGGCTCAAAGAAATCAATTTAACGAAGAAGCCGCTGCGCCATATAACCGAATTGAAAGACTACGAGAAGCGCTTGGGCCTTTAAGCGCAAATATGGAATCAACACACCCAGATATTCAAGCTCAGTCAGGAAAAGATGCCTTGCAAGCTCTAAGAGCTTATGGGGTAGATGTATCTGCACCAGTAGGAAGCTGGGGGGACGCAAGAACTGCTCCTGCTACATATAAGGGGCAATTAGTAGCAAACCTTCCTCCGGAAATATTAGCCTCGCACAGTACTTTAGAAGCCGTCAATCCTAAATTTAAAGATACTGCTTATGACCAACGCAAAGGATTACTTAGACAATTAATGACGGATGGGGGTGTTGGACAAAGAGCTGAGGAAGCAGTGCCGGAGAGAATGCGTGGGGCAGTTGAAGGTCTTGAGTACGAGGCTAAACAGAAATTAAAAAAAGATTTAGCCGCTATTAATAATCGATTTATTCAAGCTAATCAATACGGCTCGCCACAACACATGAGGGAAGCGGAAAGAAGAGCTAGAGAAGTTTCAAAGGCTACTCTTGGAGAGAGAAATAAATTGCTACAAGAGTCACTGAAATCTGAATTAACCTTAGGGCACCAAGGTCAACTTTCTAATCTTCGGCAGTTAGGTCTCTATGGAGATCAGGGGCAAAAAGAGTTTGGTGATACACTTAGTAAGATTAGGGATATGAATAAGCTAGGTTCTACTAAATGGGGGAATGAACAAGCTGAAAATGAAGATTTATATAAAAACTATCAAAATGAAGCTGCTTGGGAATGGCCTCACATGAAAGGGGTAATTGCAGGAAATGCTAGAAGTGGAGCTTTAGGCGATGTATTTAGGGGGTTGAGTAACAGAGGGATAGGTCTAGATCAATTAGCAGCACTAAATACTAATTATAGTGAATTGCAAAAAGAAAACGTTGCACGTAGAGCAGAGTTATCTACTAGAGACACTACAATAAATGATTTATATAGGCAATTAGGAGTATTTGAAAAACAAAGAAGCACCGATTTAATGACTCAAAGGTTTCTTGATGCTACTAGGGAGTCTGATGAAGCTACTAACTGGTGGAATACTGGTGGATCTAGTAACCCTGCTAACTGGGGGAGGGTACAAAGTGCACATGATAAACGAGCAGCAATCGAGAAAGAGTTGAGGGCAAGCGGAAATAACCAAGCTTTCGCCGACGCGCATCGTGAGTCTAGCGCAAGAAAGGCGGGTTATAATAAAGCTTGGGATGCAAACTTGGCACAAAAAGCATCGGAGGAAGCAGCAAGATTAGATGTTTTAAAGAAGGCAGCGAGTCCAATGGAACAATTTAATCGAATGAATAAATATCAACAATATGCTTATAGGAATTATCCCTCAGAAGGTGAGTTCTTGGCTGATAATGCGCGTCTTGGTAGAGAATACTTTGGGTCTGATGACTGGAAAACATATCAAGGACAATTCACAAGAGTACCTGATGCTCAGCGTGCTGCTTTTTGGAATAAGTCATAATAATATAGGTAATAAATCATGGTAGGAGCTAAAGAATTCGCAATAAACAGAAAAGTAATTGCGCCAAAAGATAAAAACCCACTTATTGAGGGGATTTCTATGCCAAGCTCAATGAGATCTCACGAAGGCGAGATTAAAAATATGGCGGGATCATTTTTAGATAAAATTAAGCCCAATAGTTTTAATTTTCCTAAGATGATTGAACACAAAGAAATTATGGTAAAGCGTTTTCCTAAGATGGCAAAACCTCATGATGTTCGTACAATCAATCCAATTTTAGAAGATTCTAAGGACAAAAAAACTATTGCCTCTAAAAAGCCAAGACAAATGGATAATAACATGTTTAATATTTCGCCTTTATTTGACTTTATGAAATCAAATATGGAAGGAGAAAATAAACATGAAGAGCATGAAGAGCATGAGGAATGCAATGATTTGTCTGATGAGCTAGCGAATCGCATTACTTACAAAGTTTTTCAAAATATTAAGAATTATCTAGATAGGGATTCAGTTAAACCTATGGGAAATAGACAAATCAAACTCGAGATTAGCCTGTAGTGTTAAAACACAAATTTAGGGCAATTCCCACAGAACTTGATGGTATTAAGTTTGCCTCGAGAAAAGAGGCAAGACGGTATAGGGAACTTAGGCTACTTGAAAAATCAGGTGAATTATTGTTTTTTCTAAGACAAGTACCTTTTCATTTGCCTGCTAATGTTAAGTATGTATGTGATTTTCTGTGCTTTTGGAAAGATGAAACTGTTACTATTGAAGATGTTAAGGGGATAAAAACCCCTTTGTATATTTTGAAAAAGAAACAGGTAGAGGCTACTTATCCTGTAAAAATAATGGAAGTCTAATTTACATGAAAATATCATCAAAAGGACTTGAGTTAATTAAAAAATACGAAGGGTTTTCTTCTAAAAAGTATTTATGTCCAGCTGGTAAAGCTACAATAGGTTATGGTCATGTTATCCAAAATGGCGAAACTTATACAATGCTTACAGAAAAGGAAGCGTTAGCATTGCTAGATCAAGATGCAGATATTGCTGAAAACACAGTAAATACTTTAGTTAAAGTCCCTCTCAACCAGAATCAATTCGATGCTCTTGTAAGCTTAGTATACAACTGGGGGAGTGGTAATTTTCTTCGTAGCCAACTATTACAAAAGATTAACAACAATGATTATACAGGAGCTAAAATGGGATTTTTAAAAATCAATAAGATCAAGGGTAAAATATCACATGGGCTTACTAATAGAAGGGTGGCCGAGGTAAATTTATTTAATGAGAGGGAGCATGCTTAGAGAGCGTATTGCCAATTTCATTGCAGAATCTAAATTATTTATTGCTTTGATTATTATAAATTGGTCTTTCATATTCGGTATATTAACAGGTACTGTTATTTTTTCTAAATATATATTTGGTCCCAATAATTTATATGAAGAAATCGTAGAACTTGCTAATAAACTAGTAACTGGTAATGATATTAATTTATCACCAGAACAAGAAGAAGATCCTAAAAAAGATTTAAATAGGCTTCTATAAAACTAACCTATTAGCTAGTGATTTTATCAATGTATTTACAGCAATTTGGTGCTCTGAGTTTTCAATTTTCATAAAATTACGTGATACTTCGATGCACATGCGTTGATGTTGAGTTACCATAGGCTCATTATCATCACTTAACCCTTCGTAGAAATAAGATACGCCTTGCGACAAAGCTTTTGCGATTACAACCAATCTACTGACAGAAATCCTATTTGTACCTTTCTCATATTTTTGTAGTTGTTGCTGAGTGACGTCAAGTTTCTTTGCTAGTTGATCACGAGAAAGTCCTAGAGCTAATCTTAGTGAGAGTATTTTACCCCCTATATGTTTATCAATTTCATTACAACCCCTTCTCATTTTTAATCTCCTTTATTTGATATTTTTGCTAGCATTGTTTTTGCTGTTTTAAACACTATAAATCTTTACAACTCAAGGTTTCTGCTTCATTAATATAATTGTTATTGATATATTCTATACATGATGTAGCTTTTTGGTCATCTAACTCATTGAGCGCGGAAACGCCTGCTTTTTCACACCATTTATAAACTACCTCATTTGGTACATTGTGAGTTAAAACTAGTTTTGAAAGTTTTGCTGCCACAGGTATATTTGTTTCTTCAACATTTATTAAATCATCTAATCTTGCGCTTAAAGTCTGGGCTTTTGGAGTTACATTACGGCTCAACGTAATATCTTCTATTTCCTCTACCATGTGCATACCGTTCATTACTTCAGGCGCATGAGTCCTAATAAGCAAAGTTGCAGCTCTGTAGCTCAACATAAGTGTAGGCAAGCTCTTGTATTTAGGATTCTTTGTCCATCCTTCGGCGATAGCCTCTTTCATACCTATAGTATAACTTATTTCTTCGTTAGTATGCTTAAGGTTGGTATAGGCGGTAATCCTTAAATTATCATTTTCACCTTCAGATTTATATCTAATACCGTTTGAGAATAAGCCGCTTTTATTAGCTAATGATATGGCAAATGTACTATTCATCCCCAGTTTGCCGCTGATAGTAAAAGTATTCTGCATCACTAGCATCGGATCTAAGTTCATGCGATATGCCGTTTGCACAGCGATAAATACATTCTCTGGTTTGCCTCGATAATGAGCAGGAATGATATCTGATTTTGCCATGATTCCAGCAAATTTATATGCTTTGTCCATCATTTCAAACATATCTAATGAACTATTAGATGAATTAATTGTGGTTAAGTTACTCATAATCTATCTCTTTTTATTTAATTAAAAACATTCTTGAGCCTTCTTTCTCCTTAGCGTATTGCTGGTAAATATCCTTATGCTCTTCTTGCAAACGCTTAATATCAAGGGCAACCCTCGGGCTTGAATTTTTCCAAGTAGCCAAGCAATTACCGGAATGATCTACTAAAATATCAGCATCTTTCATAAAGTTTTGTATTTCAAATTGGAGACTTCGGGCGGCGTTGCATATATTCTTTTCCTCATTCTTTAGCTCCTGCAACTTCATAACTTTATCGACTATCTCATTATCAGCTTCTAGCATAAACTCTTGAGCTTTAGGATAGAGTGCCAATATGTCATCTGTTGAGGTTGCTTCAGGCGGAATCCCTTTTAGAACATTGTTATGCCAAAAGTTATATGCTACTTTAATCAACTTACTTTCAAAGTCTCTATTACGATTATATGTATAGATACGAAAATTTTGGCCCCCGATAAGTACTGCAATATCTACTTTCTCAACATCACAAATAGCTGCATAATAAGCGACTTGGCACAAATAACTTTCTGGAATCTGATCGGTATACTCTTGCCCCCATTCCTTAGACATCATATAACCTGCCGTCTTGCATTCTAAGATGTGTTTCTTACCATCTGCCCATCTATCTATATTAGCAGCGATAAAGCTATGCTCAGGGTGGCGTATGACATTAGGCTCAACCTCAATAGTAAAACCAGTTCTTATTGAATAAGCTTCGGCAATAGTATCCTCTAAGCGAGTTCCCCATTCTATAGCACCACTAGTTGGAGTTTCTTCAATATTGCTAGAAGTCTTCTCTAGATATATTCCCATAGCCGACTTGTATTTGTTTAAGCCGCAGATAGAAGCAACATCACTACCGCCAATATAGCTTTTTCTCTCTCTTAGCCAATTCTCTTTTTCCTGACTACGCATAACTCCTCCAATTCCATTTCTCAGGAATAAAAAGGTTTTTATCGTCATTCTTAATAGTTCGTTTTTTTTCAATTGCCATATGTGTGTAGCCAGTATTAACACTATTAATGATAGTTATTTTTTCTTCATACAAGCTGACCTTTTTGTAATTAGTAGGCTTTCTGGTTTCAATACCATTTTCCTTCATGAAGGTAGATAACGTCTTCACTGTGACACCAAGCTTTTTTGCAATTTCTTTTTGGAGCAACCCATTTTCTTGCAAGCCGATTACTTCTTCTCTGTCTAATTCTACTCTCATAATTCCTAATTAGATAATTTATGCGGATACTCAAATTCGATATTCTTAAACTCAATATTTGCCAAAAATGCTACATACTCACCACATGTTAAATGACCTACTATCTTACTTGAAACATCTTCGTCAAAAACTAACTTCCGAGATATAATGCCTCCTTCTCTTACTCTAACATCACGGAAATGAGTTTTTTTCCGGAGTACTTCTTTCCCGTACTCGTATCTGTCAAATACCGCTGTAAATAAAGATTTACTTTCTACATTATGATATACTTCCCAATCATCTTCTAACATTTCGATATCAGCTTTATATTCTGTCCAATCAGCTTCGCTAGTATAATGACGCATTGTGCCATGCGATCCGCCTTCTATCCAAGTTTTTGCTTCCCAGGCTTTTCGACGAATCTTATTGGTTTTATTACTGTTCTCGTCAATATCTTTAAATAACGCTTCTGAATACTTCATATTTCCTCTTAATTGCGAATTAAATGCCACGAGTTGAGGCAAAGTCTAAATAGGCGTGTTTTCTATAACTAGCTTCTTCCTCTCTTTCTTTGTCCTCAACTATTTGTTTAATACAGTTCAGTCCTAAAGTAGTCATTGTGTGATAACCAAAATGTTTCCAATTGATGCCACTTGCTTCTGCTCGAGCTACGACTTTTTCAAATTCCCGCACTTGGTTAAGCACAGTAAGAAAATCAAT